CTGTGCCGTTGACTGAAATTCCGCTAGAAGTGGTAGATAAGACTTCGGTTGAACCGTTAATTAAATCAACCGACCCTCCTGTTCCCTGCAACTTCAAACTTCCGCTAGATTTAACTTTTACCGATGAGCCGCCAAGAGCCTCTACGTCAAGTTGCCCTGCGGAAGTATCAACAGTAAGCGAATCTGCTGTCACTGAGCCAGTAACGTCTATGCCTGTGGAGGTGGCTGTAAGGACTGTAGTTCCAGAGGGCTTTAGAAAAATGCTACCTGAAGCAGTCGATACAGATAAGGCGCCTGTCGGCTGATAAACAGTATTACCTTGGTCTGCTCCTCCAACCCTTAAACCATTTAAATAGGAGTTTGCGTTAGTAGTTATGCCGCCAGTAACGTCTATGCCTGTGGAGGTTGTGTTTAGCTTAACGCCGCCATTGTGATATAGATAACTTGAGCCATCTGCAATACCTAAGAAAAACGCTTCTCCTGCCGCAGAAGTTAAGGCTAGTTCATTGCTGGCTCTGACATATAAATTACCTGTCCCTGTATCCGTTATAAAGCTATTAGACCCATCATGATAAATCTGTAAATCATCACCTGCACCAAACGTAGCCTTGTCATTGTCGCCTAGTGCAATACCACCGTTGGCTGTGATTTCGCCTGTGCTTGTAAGTGTCGCAAACGTAGGACTATCGCCTGTTGCAACACCCTGATTTAAAGCCTTGACAGACGCAATGGAAGTCAACTCGCTATCCATCAAAGCACCTGCGGCTGTGACGTTTGTAGCATCGGTAACATCTGCGGAGGCTTCAACACCATCTAGCTTAGTGCCGTCAGTAGCAACATCACGACCATCAACTGTGCCTGTAGCTGTAATATTACCAACGACGGCAATCCCAGAAGAAGACTGGGAAAGTATTGTACTTTTCTCAAAGCGAGAGTCCGTGTTGTCATAGGCAAGAATGGACCCATCAGCAACGCCTGTCGTGTTCACGTCCGTCATATCATTAATTGCGATGTCTGCTAGCACAAACGTGCCATAGCTGACAATTTCTATAATGTCGTTGACAGAGGCACCAGCAGCTAAGACTATGCTAGTCCCGTTGCTAGCAGTATAGTCAGACCCAGCGATCAACCGAATCCCAGACAAATACAAGTCTATATAGCCTACGTTGTACGCGAGTGTGACGCTGTTATCGTCACTTCCAGAGAAGGTCGTTTGGTTAGCCGTTGCAGTAAACTTAAAGCGAGCTGAAGTACCATTGACGGTTTCTGTCGAAACAGCGTTCAGTAGCGCAGCAGTAATCCGTAATTCACATTTATCGGACGTAGAGAACGCTCTTGCAGATGAACCATCTTGTGCGCGCACAACGGTAAGCTCATTACCACTTATGGCTGTTAGCTTAACTATTTCGCGGTTTGAGTTAACGTCTTCTAACGTTACATACGTGTAATCAGCACCTGATAGAGTAGGGAACACAGACCCATCCGACACTGTTAACACCGTTGCAGAGCTACTAGCATTTGCCGCTAACAAGGTTGCTGCATTGTTACCAAACTTTACCGCCATCTTGAATACCTCGGGCCGTTGATTTCAATTAACTTACAGTGACGGTCCAAGTGATCGTCATACTATCTTGTGAACCCTTGTTTACTACTGCAAACACTGTGCGGCAGAGCATGGTTCCAGCAGAACTAGCATTTAGTAAGCCCGCCTCAGTAATCGCGCCTGTGCCTTCGCCAGCGCCAAAGGTAGCAATATAGGTAACCGAGGCCCCACTTACTGCAGTGCTGGTCAAAGCATTGCGGTCTGCTTCAGACCCCAGAGCGGTATTCCCAACAGCAGCGGCTGTAGAACCTGTTCCTATAGCCATGTGTGACATAGCTCCTTGAGTTGTGTCCTTCATACGACTTGCCACGTAGCCTTTACCAGCTGTGACTACTAAGTTCGGAACCTCCTGAACTACCTCGTCGTTTATTGCTATGGCCAAGTGGCCTGACATTTTGAATGAATCTTGTAACATGTGTATCTCCTTACCTAGTTATTTAATGTAGCGATATTTATCGCGGAAGCGTTAAAAACAGATGACGCTAACGACGCCATTTGTATGGTTATAGCGTCAGACATACTCGTAGTGTCTGTCTGTTCAGCTACTATAAAGTGGGAAGAAAAACTGTCAGACACAGTTGCTGAATTGGCCAACGGTTTTTGCGTAGTAAAAGCCTGCGTTTCAGTAAACGATAGAGCGTTTGACTTACTACCAACTGTATCTTTTGTAAACGCATTTACATCAGTGAAGTCATCAAGCGTAAACGTATCGCTAATCGCTCGACTAAACGTAATAACTCTGGAAAAGGCGTCGTTTACTGCTAGAGAGTCTGTTTTTAAAGGCTCAGCTGTTAGCAAAGCAATGTCAGATAAAGTCGCTGCATCAGCCGCAGGCATACTAAAATCATAAGATAGTGTCTCGTTAGTAATTAGTGTTTCTAATCGAGTAACGTCTGTGGTCAATGTGCTTACATCGCTTACCGATGTGCCGTCTAAAAAAGATCTTTGTAGGGTGAGCAGTACATGAGTAAAATCACCAATGCCAAATGTTTCGACCGCGCTTTTACCCACACCAACCGACTGTAAGACATCAGAGACGGCACCTACAGAATCTGTAAAGCTCTTCTCGGGTGTTAAGGCTGCTAAATCCTCGAAGGTAAACTCTTCATCGCGGAAGTAACGGTTCTTAGTGTCATAGTCGAGAATAACTTCAGCAGCAGAAAGGTTAGAATAGGTTGCGCTACTTTTTATATCAGAGTAAGTGATGTTGCTCCTTACAAGTGTGTAAGAAGACGACGCATTTATCTGAATGTATGCAGCTTCTACTTTAGCCATTAATCAAAATCACTCCGAACCTTTAGCTTTATAAGGTCATATACTGTTTGAATTCCACCAGTAGAGAACGTAATTTCTATCTCCCCCTCAAACGTACCCGCTGTATCTAAGGTTCCTGTAGGAAAATCTGTAACAACCGTACCAGCTGCGCCACTAGTAATGGTGCAGGTCAATGTGCTTTTCACCGTTGTGCTGCCTAGTTCCCGTAACCTAAACCGTACCGTTGCGCCTGATATATCTATTGGAGCCCAGGTAGCATTGTTGTTAGGGTCTAAGGTTTGACCAGACGCCGCGGCGTTACTGTCTCTTAATGTAAAAGTCAGTTCAGGCAATGTATCGCCAGTCACCAAATTTATTGTGTCTGAATAAGCCATTTTATATACCTATAGTTTATAGATTATATTAGGGTAGCTAATATAATGCTAGTAGTTAATAACACCAAAGCACAGGTGTTGTCTTTCTAATGTCTACGTGAACAAAGCTCTTAGCTACTCCGACAGACATACCCATTGCTAGCGCATGATTCACAATAGCGCGTCTTTGTACGCCTCCCGTGACGGCAATATCTGCGGCAATCCCTTGGGCATGGGTGCCTGGTTTTTCTTTTGCTAACTCAATACTATGGCCCTTTGGGCAGCGATACCCTGAAGTCACATAGAATGGGAATCCACAAGCCGCTCTTAGTTGGTCAAGCGCATGAATAAAAGATTCTTGCATTTCATTGTTGCCAGTCTCTTGGCAATCAAAATCTTGTATTTTAAAATACTTAAATCCTCCCATTACTCACCCCTAAAAATATAAAAGACGTAAGCCACAAGCCCCGCCCATATTGTTGCGACAAGCGTGGTTCCAACCCTAGCAATAAAACTATTTGTCTGGGTTGCTTCGCCCACTTCCTCTATCTTTCTCTCGTTCTCATCAAGACGGAATTCATGTCTTTTTAACCTTGCATCTTGTCCTACTATTTTTTCTTCGACGCGCGCCATACTTGCTATGACATCAACAAGTTTATCGATTTTGTTTTCTAACCTATCAAGGCGTTTAACAACATCAGTGTCCATTATTTTCTAAGCTCCATAATTTTACTTACGCCCTTTATCCCGAATGAGCTAGAGATGGCGATAAACAATAAATATTGGTAGTACTCTGGTAACGTATCTAGGGCAATAAACCCTTCTTTCACTCTATCAATAACTGTTAAATCATCTACAGCTATTGCATAACCTACAAAAAATATTGGCGCAGCTAATATTATAGTCCAAAACTCATCTTTCCAGCTCGAGGAAGAAGCCTCTGCCATCTTAGCTTCCCAGTCAGCATCATTTTGAATAACATTCATTTTTGCTTGGTGCTTAGCTGCCTTCTCTTCCGCTCGATTACCCAAGTATGTTTTAGCTATGTCTGTTACGGGTTCAAGTAGTTTACTGAATATGCTCATTAGAGTAGTCCTGTAGGTAATATCCGGTTTTTAAACGTGCTGCCAAACCCATCAGTAAACATCCGTTCTACTGTTTCAGCTGTAGGGCCTGCGACCACAGCCGCAGCGCCCGTCACGCCTCGCCCCCAATCAGCTGCTTGCATAGCTTGATGAGCAATAGTTGCAGGGCCAGCTGCGAAGGAGCGGTCAGCGGCTGCCGAAAGGTAAGCTCCCCAGCTCATATCATCAGTTCTGAAGTAATTTTTAGTGTTGTGGTCAATACCTGGTATTGCCCAAGCTAAACCAAACTTGGCATATTCACGTAGCTCCATACCAACCATTGCTAACGGCATAGTGGCAATACCCATCAAAGCAAACACGCCAGCCGCACCAGTCATAGCTGCATAGGTATTAACATCTTCGGCTGATGCACCTTCCAATCTGGCAGACGCTTCGCGCTTCGCGCCTGCGAGCATAACTTTTCCGTAAGAATAGAAAAAACCTTTTAGCTGCCATGCCAAAGCCCAGCGGGGGTCGGAAGCCCAAAGAGGGCGTTCTGCAGCATTTGGGCGTAAGGTTGAGGACTCTACAAATCGTTGTAGTGCTTCACGGACCTTCTTGCCTTCTGGAGTACTAAAGTCTTGGTTGCTCTTTGACCACGCTTGAACTTCTGCAGCAGATACGCCTAACTCTTCCAGATATCTAGTAGAATCTACAACAGCCGTTTCTGGGTTGCTATGGCGCTCGAGGAATCTAACCCCCATATTTGATGCAAACTCTCGAGTGAACTTGGTATAGGTGTCAAGTAAAATAACGCGGAAAAAACCGTCAGTAAGTTTGCGTGCCTGAGTATCCATATAATCTAGTTCTGCCTGGGACATCATCACATTAGCGACAGATTGGCTAGTTACTACGCCTAAGTCTCTAGCTAAAGCACGGGCATCCTCGCGGTTACGAACTGTTCTTACAATTTCTTTCATAGCAACGGTAATAGCGCCGAACTCTTTACTCGCTATTACTGGCCCTGCTAGTTCGGGTATGGACCCTAAAACGGCAAGTGGCAGAATAGCAATAATTTGTAGTACAGAGCCCCAGCTATTAATTGCGCGCCATACGGGGCCTAGCGGGGCGTCTTGATAACCAAGATACTTATGTACAATTAACTGCGCTTCTTTGCGTGCTTCAGGGCTGAGTTTTCTTAACTCTTCTTCATAGATGCTAGTCCCACCAGAATCTTTTGTGTTCTTATTCCACTCAACGCGCTTTACCATATTACTGGTGTACCGCAACAACGCGACATCTGGGTCTTCTAAGAAACCAGCTTTTTGTAGCTTTTCTCGGTCAACCATTTTTGTTAGCTTGATGGCTTTTTCCGCTGACTGCGCAGGGTTGGTATCTTTGATAGAGATAGGTTTACCATCCATTACAGCCTGTTGGTAATTAACTAACTTCTGTACAGCAAACTGTATGTCAGCTTCGTTTGCTGTAGGGTCAGCCTCTATGAGCAACTTAACCAGTCCTTCAGGGTTCTTATCTATTTCAGATAGTTTTAGGACGACTGGCGCGTAGTCACGTTGCCGACCAACATCTGTGTTAGAGGGCTCAATGTATTCATCATAGAAACGGTCAAACCATTGGCGAACTGCTATAGCATTCGGGTCATTGAGATCACGAGTGGGGGTACTCGTAAATGCTTTGCGGATGGAATCTTGTACTTCAGGTGAATCTAACTTCCCATCAATCATATCCTCTAGTTCGCTATACCAATGGTTACCCTCAAGCATTGCCGTTTTAAGAAAACCTAATTTATTTTTGCCTCTCCCCCTCGATTCTTGCGCACGAGCATAGAATAAATCTGCTATCTTGTTGCCACCAATCTTGCGAAGACGCGAATCAGCCGTAAAAATAAAGTTATAGACGGGGGTGAACCCATCACTTCTAATAATCTGCTGGGCTTTTTTAGTTATAGCGCCAAGGAAACCTGGCTGTTGCTTCTCAATGACTTCCGCCATCTTTCTCACTATGACCTTTTCTTGCATCGTTGCATTACGTACACCCGAATTAGACGAGCCTTCGGAGCGCCGTTTCAACACCTGATCCATATACCCTTTGAACTCGGGGCTATAAGCTTTTTGCCCAAAACGCTTCTTCATATCTGCTGAGAATGCGTTGTAGAAAGATTTTAATTTGCGGGCTACTTTCTGGAAGTGCGCGCCAACAAGCCCTTTTTTACGGTCTTTTTTGTACTCACCTATTGCCCAGTTAGCTACCTGATCTGCATACCATTCTTCGAAACCCTGCTTACCTTTGTATGCAGCAGGCGCATCTTTAGTGTCGCGCGCCTTTTGAAAGTCTGTGAACAACCTGTTATACAGCGCAGCATTCTCAAGGGTTGACGTGAGCTGCTCTTTAAATAATGCGTGGCCTAATTCATGAGCCACTATCATCGCTGTGTCTAACTCATTTTTGCCAGCATCTGGGTCTACAAGGATAATGTGAGCATCACCAAACCCAATATAGCGACCGCCGCCTTGTGGGTTCTCTTTAAGCTCCTGCGCTACGTCTAGTACATACGCCGCTACTTTAGAGTCACCAAAAAAAGCATTCGGGTCTTCTGCATTTAATAGATCCTTAGAGGATATGATTGAGATGGGTTTGTCTAGGCGTAGAGTGCGTCGGGCTATATCCGCAATGCGGGATGCTATAGTGCCTTCTTTCATTCCTATCTGATTTAAGTCCCCAACATTTTCTTGCTCAGGATCGAACGTGTAATCAGGGTTGGGTTCTGAAGTTTCCTCAGAAAAACCAATAGGGCTAGTTTGCTCTTCGCCGCGGTCTGCAACGGGGCCTTGCGGGTTAGTATTTTCAACTCGCTCGTTAAAACCAACATTACGCTCGTTTGCAAATTCCTCATTAGTTAACGTAGTGCCATTTTTATCAATGATATAAGGCTGGTTTGTGGTTTCTATTTGTTCTTGTACTTGCTGCTTATTACCTTCAAAAGTAACAAAGCCATCTTCGTTTTTTAGCCTGTATTGTGTGTCTTTAGGTGTAGGCTCAACGGGCGTTGCGTTTAATATCTTGCCTAACGTAATTGTTTTTCCGTTTTCAAACCCTGCTTTTACATCTAGCAGTGCAAGTAATGGTGGCTTCTCTGGTGCTCGCGCTGTTGTTTCACCTCTATCTAAGGCATTTTGATAAGTAGCATATTCTCGGGCCCATTTTTTGCGCTGGCGTTTAAGTCGATCAAGCGGGGAATTTCTTCGCGCTGTTGCTTCGTCGCTCTCGTCAAGCGCCTGTAACAATTCATTAAGTCTTCCTTGGAGATTTGGGTCGTCAGCCTCCAAACCCCACTCTAAAACAGCGTCTGCAATTGCTTTTTCTTCTTGGGGAATGCGGGCAATAATGTCGTTAATATCTTTAAGCTGCTTGGAGCGGATGTCATACCCACCGATTCTTACGTTGTAGCCCTGCTCTATAAGAGAACCTATGGCCTGAAGAGCTCCGTTGCGCTGAGCGGTAACTGGGCCACCATCTGCAAAATTAGTCTTTTGCTCAATTGAGAATAGGCGCTGACCGTCTTTGATAAGGTCTACGAGGTTTACTGCCTTGCCATTTACAGTAACTAATTCTTCTTTACTCTTATTTACCCACTTACCTTTGCTTTTCTTCTGACGCGCGTAGCGACTTTCTACAGCCTTAGCGATTGCTTCTTTAATAAAGGTAACAGGTGTAGAACGCTTTTCAGGGTCAACAAGAGTGTCAGAGCGAGAATCAAAGCTATACATATTGGCTTCGGGGCTAATAGTCTGCATGATGGAGTGAGAGCCATCACTATTTTTAGTGACAAAGACATCAGAGTTGGGGTTCTCTCTCTTTGCACGCGCTGCTTGCCGCAAGAACGCATCAGACATCATTCCGAACTCGCCAGAGAAATCAACGGCTGTGAACTCATCTTTACCTAAATCTGGGAGGTCTACATCTTTAAATGCTTCAGCAAATTGATCACGCGCTGCTTGTGTTGTATCAAAGGTCTCAGTGGTAGATTTACGGGGCTTGTAGCTTTCTTTTGCGCCAATATTGTTCGACTCAGGCGCGCCCATTTCACTTGTACCATTACCAAATGTATCGAGCTTATCCTCTTCCGCGTCGAACCCTTCCTCATCAATATTTCTTACGCGAGGGCCTTGCTCGTCTCTAACAGCTTTTGCACGTTCTTCAAGAGCTGCTTCCAATGATTGCCGAGTAACTTCCCCGCCTTCTGGGACTTGCTTTTGCGCAGCTATTCTTGCTGCGGCTTCACCTTCTTCATTAGTAGCTTCTGCCCAAACAACATTACCATCTGCATCTCGCGCTTCTATCGAGATGTCAGCATCTGCAGGTTTAACAGCGCTGTAACCTAGAGCAATTTGTAAGGACTCATCGCTTGCTTCTGCATTAGCGACTGCTTCTACTGTTTCATAATCCTTTGAGATGATTGTGCCGCGACCAGGTATGTAACGCGCGTATGCTTTTACACCTTCGACTTCTATTTCGGTGATTGTATCAGCGGTCGCACCCATCTCTGGTTGACTACCAGCTATCCAAAGAGAATTACGAGCAGTACTATCATCTTGGAAAGACCGCTTTTGAGCTGCCATGTCTGCCTGTGGCTCTTGTGTGGTATACCCACTCTCATCAACACCATACTGTTCTTGGTTATATTGACGGTTAATCTGTTGCTCGCGCGCATCTTCTATAAACTGTTTGGCTTTTGACATAACGCCGCCTGCAGTCTGAAGAGAACCAGCTGCTGTACGACCAGCGCCTGCCATACCACCGCCGCCTATAAACCCTGAAAATGCTGATTCCCCTAAGCGCATATATGCGTCTTGGCTAGTATATGTAGGATCAGCTTGCATAACGTTCGCTATTTGTAGCCCTTCCTGCGCAGTTTCAGCAACTGATTCTGAGACGGCACCTTTTCCTGTAGCTTTGGCAATCTCTTTCCCAAGGTTTGCCATTAATGAGTCAGAGGCCCCACGTTTTTTTGTAATTTTCCCCAGCTTATTTAATATAGCACCTTGTATTATTCGCTCACCCGCGACGCCAATAACAGCTTGCGGTGCAGCAACGGCTAAGGCGCGATACGCTGCTTCTAGGTCAGATTGTCCTTCTATTTCAAGGTTCTCACCAAAGTTAGCTCCTGCCATGAGTGAGTATTCTTCAAGTAACTGGCCTGCGATAGCCCCTCTATTTGCAGTGAGTTTTTTCGCTGCTTTCCCTGGAAGGGTGCGGTGCGCTAATCGATAGGCTAGTTCCGCTAAGTCTTTTTCATCAGGCGTAGCTTCGCCTTTTACCCTACGCTCTATAGCTTCTTTGACAACTCTTTTTGCTACTGCTTTGCTACCCGCGGTTAGTGCCCCTTTACCAAGTAGTGTAACTACAGCCGAGCTCCCACCAGAACCAATAGTAGTGAGGGCGTAGGGGGCGACTTGCCCACCAATTTTAGCCATCTGGGACAGGAGACCAGTGAGTGTGGGGTTGTCTACAAATTCCTGATAGGTCTCGAGACCCGATAAGGACTCCGCGATACGCGCTTCACGCTCGCGGGCTGTTTGAATATTAATTGCTGCGGCTTTGTCATCACCAGTGACGGTGTTTAGCAAACCCTTGAAGTAATCCATGTCCGTACGGATACCCTCGATACCTGCGCCGAAGCCCCGATCAAAAGTCTCACCGAGTGACGAGGGTGTACCTGCCCCCAGCTCCTCATCCTGTATTGTAAGGTTCCGTGGGAGGCTGGTGTAACGGCTATACAACTCCTGAATAGGATCTGCCATATCAGTCTGCAATCTGGTTGTTTTTGTTCATGCCCCTTGCTGACGCAGGTCCGCCTTCTATTTCTCTCTTGACGTATGCCCAGGCAGTTTCGCCAAATAGCTTTCTTACTACTGCTATGGGGATTGTTTCCTCCACCTGCTCCCCCGAATTAAGATCAATTACAGCTAACCGTCCATCTGGTTTTATTATTAGGCGGTCCAAGAATATATCGCTACCACCGATATGGTCTATTTCGCCATCTGGTAGGAGATTTTCCCCGAAAGCGCCATATTCTTCACTTTCAGCAAGAGCCTGTAATCCGATGCTGATCATAGAGTTTAAAGCTAGGCGTGTCTGGGCTTGAGCTTTCGGAGTTGTAGCATCGCGGTAGTCCTGGTACATTTTAGTGAACGCACCTTGAGGCCCTCCAAACTTGCTGTATAAACGCCCTTTATCAAAAGTAATCTCAGTATTTACATTACCATCAGAATCTAACCCATATATAGCTTCCTGAGCCAATGTGAAATTATCACGTATACGTCCGCCCTGTTTTTCGGACACATCCCAATCAAATTTTTGAATGTCTTTGAAGTAGTTTAAACGCCCTGTTTCTGCTGAGAATCCGCTGGCTGCTGCATTTTTCTCTTTTACCCTTATCTCTTGGACCTCTAATAAAGAGGCGTCAGCTCTGTTACTGCCAGATAGCAGATTAGATATTTCTTTACCTAAGCGGTCTTTCGTTTGCACATCTGGCGCTATCATCATAAGCCATACACGGGTGTCGATCTGCGCTTTAGTAGGCAACATATCTACATCGGCCATAGTTTCTACGCCAGCATCTTTCAAAACAGCCGTTATGTTTTCTCCATCTTCTTGAGTTGGCGTAAAGCCGCCATTATTAATGTACTCTTTGATCTGCTCCCCATCCATGCCCTCTATACGGGAAAACAACCCTTCTTCAAGGGCAGTTGCTGCTACCTTGGCTTCTTCACTTTGGTTGGGGATGCTAGACAGTCCGTCTGCTTTTGGCAGCTCTGCCTTCTCTGCTTCTAACTGCTTTAGACGCGTGCTAGCAGAGCGTTTTGCAGTAGGGCTACCAGCAATATCAACAGCTTTTTTAGCTCGGGCTATTTTTTCATCTAAGGTTTCTCGGGGTACTGATGCATCATGCTCTTGTGCTAAGGCGTCAAAAGCATTTGTGGGCTTCCGCTGGGCCTCTGGCTGTGTTTCAATCTTTTCTTCTGCAGCTGGTTGTACAAGTATTTCGGGTATCTCAATCTCCATAGCAGTAGCTTGTTCTATGAGAATACTAAGTTTAGCTTCGGGAGTTTCTGCTGCAGCTAATGCGCTTCTAAAAGCCCTCTTTAGCCCAACATTTGTGCCTTCACCTGTAGCTGGGTTGTCTGCGGCTTTGTCAATTTCGCCTACTACTTGTGTCTGCAGCGTTGCATAGCTTTTTTGGCGTTTAGCTAAAGCTGCAGCATCTGCTTGTGACATACCTCTCGCGACATTCATTTGTACAAGGGCACTGGTAGACCCCATGTTACTATTACCAGCAATATTCATGATGTATTCGTCGTTCATAAGCTGCGCAAGCTGGCTGCTCTCTAGCCCTATAACCTCGGCATCATTTGATATTTTACCGTCAACTGTTAAAACACCTTTTGTACCATCTTTATGAGTGCCACTGATAATTATTTTACCTGTAGTACGGTCTACTGTGTCTAGCTTGAAACCCTCGGGCAGGTCTACATCACGATTTGCCATATCAAGGATAAAAGCATCATTTACTTGCCCACCTTGAGTAATAAGTTGCGTAGATTTATCTATATCTAAGGATGACCAGTCGTCAGTACGCATCCACCCTTGGTTTTGTGCGTTGCCAATCCAGCGATCATTTTTTATATATAGCTCATCCCTATTAAACTTTTTAGTATCTTGGTCGGACTTAACCTTATTTAGGTTATATTCATTCTGAGCAAGCTCATAGTTTTGATCATACTGGCGAGTCTGCTCGTCGAATTTATCTCGAGCTAGTTTGTTCTGAAATTGCTGTTGGCCAAATGCTTGTACTGCATTTGCCCCGCCTAACATACCTTCTAAAAGCGCCATAATAATCTCTCTTTAAAATGCAAAAGCCATAATGGCCATAGCACCTAAACTGCCAATAGTGCTGTAAGTTTGTGCCTTAGACTGCGCCTTTGCAGCTTCAAAAGCGTTTTGTCGCTGCGTAGCATTCCCTGCCGCAGAGCTCATCTGGCTCAGTGAAGAACGATTTACGCCTTGTCCGATATTAATTAAATCAGCAAGCTTGTTGGTGTTCGCTTCCCGCTGTGCGACACGAGCATCAGAAAGTGACTGGATACTTCCAAGGGTATTCGCCCGCTCTAAGGATCTGGTTTGTTGTTGCTGTTGAGCAGGTGTTAAAGCCGCCCCATATCGGCTCGCATTTCTACTAGAGACTCCTGCAGCTATACCAGAAGCAGCAGCACTATCTTCTCTTGCAGCATCAATTAAGGATGTATCGTTTTGGGCGTCCTCAATTAGTTGCTCTTCAAAACCCCGATAATTAGACACATAGTCTAAATATTCTTGGCGAGTCATATCTGCGTAGGCTTTGTCGGGGTCTGCGACGGTTGGCAGGGTACCTAAGCCACCATTGCCTCCCGCATATCCAGGGCCGTAGGGGTTATAACCGAAGTCCATTGGCATTTGTGACATTAGTAACTCCCTCCGAAATAATTCGTGTAACCTAAACGATTGCCAAACCCTGTGACAGATTGTCCAGCATCATTAACAGGGCTAAAGAAAGAGCCTTTGACTTCTTGAGGTGGACCCATCCCATCAGCGCCCATTTTCTCGCCTGTAGTGCTTTTGTTCTGCATACCCTGCATTAATGCAGCGCCTGCTACCTGTCCAGCAGCAGTCATCTTAGCGTTAGCAACTTCCTGCTTTGCTTTTGCTCGAGTTAATGCTTCTGAGGTTGCAAGGTTAGAGGCTTGTGCCATACCAGACTGGGCATCAGCCGCCTGGCCGCGTGCTGTGCCAAGCACACTTGTTTGCATTTTGTTTTTAATATCAAGACCAGATGTATTAGCTATGCCTAGTTGACCTTGTAAAGCCTGTGACATGTCGCCTGCATCTGCTCCCCTAAGAGCCCCTTGTGCAGAGGATTTAGACAGGGCCTGCATAGTATCTGCATTAGCCCTCCCACGGAGTGACTTGGTAGATTTATCAGTCAAAGATTCATCGCGCATCTTTTGGAGCAGCGGGTCATACTTTTCTTTAAAGTACTTGTGCTCTGCCATTGCTACTGATGCTGATGCTTTTTCTGCTGCTGAAGCCTCATAGTCTTGCTGTTTTGGTTTGCTACCCATAAACGTCTCTCGTATAAACAATTGTGTCTAACTGCCAGCCTTGCGAAAGAATATAATCTTTCAGTTCAGGCACTGCAGACCTAACCTCTAATTTTGAAAAACCACCTACCTTAGCCTGTTCTATAAAGAAGTTTTGATGGACTGATACTAAGTTAGTCCCTCTCTTCTCGGCCCAAGCTAGCCATATCAACATAGTCCTTTTACCAGTGAAAATGTCTGTTTCACCTGTAGTAACAACCATCCCTTCATCAGTTGTCCAAAGCGTCGCCTGGTCTTGGACGCAGGCTAGGTATATATCTGTAACTGTAAATGTAAGCTGCGGATTAGCCTCTAAAATTTCTTCTACTGCTGGAGCCACCCAATGAATGTTGTCCTCTATGGGCGATTCAACAGGGTTATCCACCGCTACCATACTGCCTACGTCTTGTTCTCCACGCTCCTGAAGTTCCACCATACTTAACCGTCCTAGCTACACCAGTGTTTGCGCCTCGCGCTTTACGCTCCGCGTCAGTAATACCTTGATTAAATAAAGATCCGTACACTTGTGCGCCTGTGAGGTCTGTCCAATCTTTATTTGGGATTCTTAATAATCTATATAAGGCACCATTAACAATAGTGTCTCGATAATCATTCATCACGTCGTTATCACAAGCAGCGCTTGTATGAGTAGGCTTTAACACTACTCTGAGAATTGTGCTACCAACACTAGTAGTAGTTGGAATAGGGGCTAGCCAGAATAGACTCGCGCCTTGTTGTACATAGTACTCAGGGACACCATTGCCTTCGCGCCACTTAGGTATACGCTGCTCGAGCAGGGTAGAGGTAATGGGCTCAATGTCTTTCCCAAGGTGCGTTACCCACAATATCTTTTGTACAGCTGTACCCGAGGGTGCCTCAAGATCATACTCGTATATATTAGATACAGTAGTTAATGGGTCTAATTCAACTTGGTAGACACTAGCCTTTTCGCATAATTCTATAACGGCTGATCTTATGCTGTTTTCAACTAGGGTATCTGAGCATCCAGACACCATAGGGAGTATCTCAGGGAGCAGCGTCTCATATGAAATCGCCATAGTTTATACCGCCGTCAGTTGTGCTCTACGTTCCATATTCGGATTGGTCATTGCATCAATTTGACCTTTTCCAGTGACTGAAGTCGTAAATAGTTGGAAATGGCTGCTAGCACGTTGGGCGTTGCCCGCGTATTCGGCATCTTTCATGTAAGCCATATACAAAACGTAATTCATGATTGCGTTAGCGTAAATATCTGGTATAGACAAACTGCCGCTTTGGGTAACTGCCGCGGGGTTTGAAGAGTAGATAATTTCTAAATATGCGTTACCTGCCACGCCAGGATAGACGTAAAAATTACGGGGGTTTGCTTCATCATATATGTAGTGCTTAACGATATTAGTATGCGCTGCGTCCCCGCTTACAGATGGGTCATGCCAATCAGGAGTTTGACCATCTAGCACTTCTCGATCTACGAGTCTTACAGAGCGTTTCCCAGTACCACTAGAAGCTGCCGACATATTTCGGACTGCTTTTAGTAGCCTATTCCCGCCGCTAGGTATGTCTTGCTTTGTACCAGTAGCAAGCGTGATGGTTGTGTTAGTAGCACTTGCATCAGGCTTTAATAGTGCTATTTCTCGTTGAGCATCATTGATCCACAATACTAACTCACTTACAACAGGCCATCTGACGCCAGTTGTATCTTGAAGTACGGTCTGTGCTCTATCTATTACGCTTTGTACTGTGACTGCCATGATATATACCTATGAGTTGAGGATTGATTCCCAGGCTGCTTCCCGTTCATCAGTGCCAATAGTCTCCCCCATTGCTTTATTTACTACTGCAGCTTTAGGGTGGCCATTAGTTTTAAAATTCTTTGGATCACCTTCGTCCATTAGCTTCTCAAGGACTGTGACCAATGTTGTATTAAGTTGTACCGATACCTCTGGTACGACTATCTCTATCACCTCAGCGATTTCCGCTTCTTCTTCTTCAACATATTTGTCGTTGTATTCTTTTGCGCCCATTTGGATTGCTAATAAACCAATCTCATCGGCTATGTCTCGCGGTACACCCGCTTCAAACAATACTGCGGTCCCACCAAGGGTTGTCACTCGTAATGACTCACTACTTACAATCTTCATGATTAACTCCTTTATAAATAAAAGCCCCCTCCGAAGAGGGGGCGGTAGTCTTACTGTGCAGTATCTAAAGCGATAACACCGAAGTCCTGTACAGAGCCACTTACGTCGCTGTTGTACTTAGGCTTACGGAGACCGAAGATCTTGCCTACAGAGATACCTGACTGGTTACCGTAGTCGAAAGTATCTTCAACCATTTCAGGTAAACCAATGTCAGCTAGTGCTAGAGCCTGAGCACCACAGAACAGAGCACGTCCACCAACTACGTCAGCGTCAGCACCCCACTTGTAGCCAGCAGCGCCAGCGTTAGATGAAGTACCAGTAGTAGCGCCAGATGTGTTAAACACATGACGGAACTCGTGGATCATTACACCATCAACCATTAGGCTTGAAGTTCCTGAGAACAACCCGTTAGCAGAACCACGAACACCAGCGTTACGAACGTTAGCCAAGAAGTCAGAATCTAACTTCAGATCAGCCATTTGCTGTGGAGTAACAAACAGGTGGAAAGTTTCTTGGTTACCAGCACCACGAATACCACGGATGTAGTTATCTTTAGCATAAGCTTTTAGGTTAACGATAGTGCTATAGCCGATCTTATCAGCAGCAGCGACAGCAGTAGTGTCACCAGCAACCAAACCACTAGTAGCATCCCATCGACGGTGACGATCACCAGTAGGAGCAGAAACGTCAGAAGCAAACTCAAGATCTACTAACTCATGCCCAGCACTACCAGAAACAGCGCGTGTACCACCGTTGTTCTTAGAAGTATAAGCAACACCTGATAGAGTCAAGAATGCTAACTGGTCACATCGGTCAGCAATTGCATAAGCAAGTGCGTCACGAGATTGCTCACGGAAGTTTACAACAGTCTTCTGGTCAGTCAATCGGCCAGCGATTCTGTTTGCAAATCTCAACTGGTCCAGCTCAATGCTGATGTCATACGCGCGGAGGGCTTCTTCGTTGCCTTCCAAAGTATTGTCACCAGTGATACCGTCGCCAGACATGTCAGCGAGTAGAGTGATGTTAGCTTTTGTGCCTTTTTGGTTCTTAGTAAGTTCAGTTACTCGCTGAACCATAGCGTTAGAACCAGAACCAGCGAACTGGTTGATGAAAGATTGGTTGCGCGCTACTTTCCAAAAGTCGCGGCTCCAAGCTTGGAGTTGGTCGCCTGTAAGCGTACCAAAATTTGTTAAAGCCATGATGGCCTCCTATTAAGTTGACAAAAAAGTATGCGGCACACGCCGCCTTATCAGCCGACTTAAAGGAGCGGCTAATCCGTATCTCCGTATCGTGGAGCGACGAACTAGCGCTGATTTACGAGGGGCGACCTCGACAGGTTTAACGCCTTTTGTAGGCGAGGGTTACGTTTTTTACGGCTACGGGCCGACCCCATATCGTAGGGGTATACGTATAAATCATATTAGTACAGCTAATATATTAATGCAACAATTATTCGTAGTGACATGATAAGGCCCGAGGTACTAACTCGAGCCTTACATGGGCCTTATAAAATATCGCCTCTCAGACGTTTTAACGTCGCTTCTGGCAGAGCATCGAACTCTTCTTCTGTCATTGAAGAGAGATCCATTGCTTTTTCACCGTGATGCGCAGAGCTTTCGCCTGGAAGTTCAGGGGGTTGTGCGTCTGCAGCTTTTAATTTCCTACTAACTTGTGCACGCTTTTTAGCTAGTTCATCAGTCTTTTTAGCTTTACCTGCTAAACTAGGTACTTCATCGACTGTTTGATCTAAATCGTGGTCTTTAACAACATATTTCACAGCTTTTGACAGCGCGTCCACGGCTTCGTATCCCTTCATGATGAATGCATCACGCAGTTCAACAACTTCGTTGGTCATATCTTGATTAAACTCTTCTGAGTCATTATCAAATACCGGATAAGCTTCTTCCATAGCATTGGCGGCTTGTTGCAAAGCAGTCATCTGTCGATCTTGGCTAACTGTTTGAGACATTTCTTGTCTCATTTCGTATTCAAGCTGCTCTCTTTCTGCTTTTCTAATTTCTCTTCTAAGCGCAACCGCTTTTTCTGTCTCACCATCCAAGACCATGTTTTGGTACTCAACTTCTTTTGCGTCAAAATCATACGACTCGGGCGCTTCGTCTGCTTTTTCATTGGCTGCATTTATCTCATCAAGTTGTTTCTGTAGTGCTTTTTGCTTTGCAAGCACCTCATCTAGCCGCGCTTTGGGAACCATTGGCTTCTTAGTGGGTTTTTCATCCGCTATAGACTCAGGTTCAGGTTCGGCTTCAGCTTCAGCTTCAGCTTCAGCTTCAGGTTCGGCTTCCTCTTCTTCTAACTCAGCAGCTTCTTCCTCTGATTCTGTTTCTTCTTCTGTACTTTGTTCATCTTTAGAAACAGTTTCTTCTTCGGTTTCTGGCTCTTCTGCTAAGGCTTCTTGGACCTCAGCGAAACTAAGGTCTAACTGCTCAGTACTTTCCTCTTCTGGGAGGTCTGCACCTGGCATTACGGCGTACTCTATTTCTTTGTCTTCTGTTTTATCTTTTTGCTTACTCATTTAAGAACTCCTATTGTTCCTTGGGGGGTTGGGTGCTATTTCTAGCTTGTTGCATAGCGGTAGTTGCTATTTTTGTAGCGGCACTAGTTTCTGCTTGGCCTTGGCGTATTTGATTAGTCTCTGCAGACAGTTCTCTCCTCAAGGCAAGCTGCTCTTGGTTCATTTGTAGCTTGGCTTGTAGCTCTTGCATTCTTAGCTGCGGAGTAATCTCGGAATGCTCTTGGACTTTAGCTATGTTGACGGCTGCTTCAGATTGAATCTTTCTGACTTCTGCTTCTAGCTTCGCAATTTCAAGCTGCAGCTGCTGCATTGCAACTTGCTGTTGCGCCGCTTGTGCTTCTGCTTGCTCAGGGGTAGGTGGTTCTTGCCCAGTCATCACACGGATGCGCTTGGCTAGCTCACCTTTCTTAGCGAGATGGCTGTACTCAACGATTGCGTCATCAGGGACCGCTACACCAACTTGACGTAAACTAATGGCCTCGGCAAATTGAACTTCATCGAAGCTATCTCTAGCGGGGGCGGTCGCTACAATTATGTCGTACTCACCGACCATAAGATTATTTATTATTTCACCCTCGGGTGTTGTTTGGTTAATAATCATAGGTTCACGAGGTTTTAATGGGTCTTCTTCGTTAGTAACTTGTATAACACGCTGCTCTGTATAAAAAGTCTGTACAAGATTCAGAATCTTCTCAGCCAAGTACTGTCGAGACTTACGCAGATTGTCCAAGGGGACTTGGATCATTACAGCACCGCGATTCTGTTTAGCCTGAATAGCAACACCTGATACTTCTGCGCTATCCGTACCTAACATAGAGTCATTGACGCCAGATATAGTCTTAATATTCAAAGCCGCCTTCTGAGCAATGCGATCTAACCCTGTTGGGATCTGGTTAGCTCCAATCTTCTGTGGGGGTGTAGTGCCACGAGCATACTCAAGTACAAGACCTGTTTCTGCTCCATGTTCCTCAAGGTCATCTGCAGTCATACCAACTAATGATCCACTCTCTACCATCCACCCACTATTAGCTGTGGTATTAACTATATGCAGCTCTTGAGAGGCTATTTTGTTTAGCTGCTCTTGTGGTGAAAGTAAATTACGAACTACACCGAAAGGGCGGCCCCGTCGGAAGTAACAGAAGAAGGGGACAATAGTGAGCTGGCTATAGGGAGACCAATCGTCATGCAATACAACTTGATCACAGGTAACAGTCCAACGAACCTTTCGTATGACTTTACTAATTACTGATAAGCTGTGCTTCTTTGCAAACTTCTTAACTTTAGCATCAGACCATATGTCGGGTGCTTGGCGCTGGTCACCTGTATCAGGATCAACAAAAAAATCACAGCGTGTGAGCTTCTTATGCTGGCGCTCTACGACACGTAGAGCTTTTACATTTCTATACTCTTCATCTCCTGGTACGCCCGCGCCAAAATGATCATCATTATTCTCAGTGTCTCCAAACCGCGTCTCCTGATATTCCACAGAGTCTGGACCAAAACTCATACCATTCTCTGCAACAAACAATAGGCGCTCAGCCTTTTGCTTACCATATAATTCTTCAATCTCATCGAGAGTCATCCACTTAGTTTCGAATACCTCGTTCCAAGTTTTAGGGTCAGCATCCTTTGCATCTGGATCAATGAGTACGTCTAATGGGTCTTTAGCCGTGATACGAACTTCCCCTTCAACATGGTCTGAGAAGTCCATACGGACATCAAAAAACCCGCGGCCATCCATAATCAAGCCATCGGAGAACACTTGCTGCTCAACCCAATCCAGCTTGTTACTGTCGGCTATTTGCATGTACAGCTTATTTAATGTCTGAGCTACAGCCTCATCACCACCTCTTCGTGGTTTGAACTGAATATCAGCTCTTCGTGTGGACTGTTCACCTAGGATTGTATTGACAGTAGGTAAAATAGTATTAATGGTTAGGGCAGGGCGGCCTTCAGCTTCAAGAGCGG